CAGCGCACCGCGATCGAGCTGGAGGTCGACGAGATCGGCCCCTCGCTCCGGTACGCGACTGCGCAGGTCACCCGAGTCGCGCGCACGGACGGCCAGAAGCCGGCGGCATCCGCCCCGGCGCAGGAACAGCAGTGGGCGACACCTGAGCCGCCCGCGGATGGGGGATGGACCTATGGCGACGACACACCGTTCTGAAGAGCAGGACGCCTGCCGCTTCTGCCACGGGAAGCTGTCGATCATCGTGTCGCGAGACCCGGACGAGGAGGTCGACTGCGTCTGCACCGACAAGATGGACGCCGCAGTCGTCGAGCAGATTGCGATGTTCACGCAGAAGCACGACGCCATCCGCTACGGGTCTGTGGTCGACGGCGTCGCGCATCCGACCTGGGCCGAGCTGGGCCCGGATGCCGCCGAGGAGTACCTCGCGGACGCCGAGCGCACGGTCCGCGCGATGGTCGCTCTCGGATGGGGGCCACGCCGTGGCTGAGCGCTACTGCATCCGCGGGTGCACGGTCGGGAGCGTGCACTTCGCGACCTGCCCGGATTTCGGGAGCACCGACCCGCACCCGGCCTGCAAGGGGTGCGCCCCGAGCGTCGCCCGGGACGGCGCGCTGATCTGCGATCGCTGCTTCAACCGGCTCCGCTCGCTGATCCGCGACGTCGGCGACCTCCTCGGCCGCCTCCACTCGATCGCCGACCCGATTAAGGCCACACCGACGGATCAGCTGCGCAGCGGGTCGAGCTCAGTCGAGGCGCCGGCACCCGTCCCGGCGGATCTGCTCGACGCGATCGCCGATGTCAGCCGCACGGTCTACGCGTGGGAGCGCTACGTGGTCCCGCGCACGCTCGAGCAGGCGCTGCCCGACATCATCAACGACAGGGACAACGTCGAGCGCCTCTCGGTCGGATTCCTCGAACGGAATGAACTCGTCGACGATGTCCGCGCCTTCTGGTCGGTGTCCGATGCGATGGCGAAGTGGGGTGCCGAGCGCCGCACGAAGAACGAGCCGTTCTGGTTCGATCCCGACGACCTGTTCGACCCGGTCGAGGATGCTCCGAAGCCGCGCGCCGAGTGGGGTGACCCGCTGCTGAATAAGGACGACGCCGAGAAGGTCGCCGGGTCGGCGCGCACGCTGCGCCGCTGGCGGCAGAAGGACCTGATCAGCCCGGCCGGGTCGATCTATATCGCCGGCGTCCAAACGACGCTATTCCGCCACTCCGATCTGGTTCGGCTGCGAGACGAGATGAAGGAGCGCACGGGCCGCCCGCGCGCGAAAGGAGCAGGGCATGACTGACAACACGATCCCGATCCTCGTGAGAGACGAAGACCGGACCGAAGACGAAACCAGTTCCGAGGCGAAAGCGATCGTGGAGATCGACTGGGCAGAGGACCGTGCTGGCCATCCCATCGAGGGGCCGGTTGGGCCGTTCGACAGCGAACGACTCGCGGACGAGTGGGCGCTCGAAGCCATCTTCAACGGTGAGTGGAGCACGGCCACTTTGACCCCGCCAACCCGAAGTGTCTACACCGAAGAGGGCGGGCGGGTGAAGTGATGAGCGAGCACACCCCAACCACCGACGACGTCCGCGAGTACATCCGGGCAGCAGATCGCGTCACGGCGCACATGTTCGCGGAGGGATCGCCCGATGCTGTCGAAGCCTTCAACCGTTGGCTCGCCGCCCATGACGTCGAGGTTCGCGCTCAGGAGCTCGACGCATACGCATCCGCGATCGACCTGGAGGCCGCTGAGGACTCCGCACGTATCCGCGTGACGAACGTGCGCTGCATGGGCTGCGACCTCCGATACGAGGAACGACAGCAGTACGGATGTGGCGAGTCAGGACGCGGGCACAGCTACAGCGACTATGAGCTCGCGGAGGCCGCTGTCATAGAGGTTGAGGCGACATGGGATGGCGACCAAGCGCGCGAACGTGCCGCATCCCTGCGCTCTGGGGCGAAGCAGGAAGGAGCGGAATCGTGATCGATCTCGTTCAGACCGCTCTCATCGCCCTTGTCGGCGCCGGCGTGCTCATGATCCTGCTCGACGACCGGAACGGAGCGAAGCAATGACCATCACACATGAGGCCGTGCGTGCAGGGGAGGGCGTCACCCGCTGCTGCGGGAAGACGCCGTTCGAGCTCCCGATGCGCGACCGATTCACCGTCCAGGGAGATGCCGACTGCCCCGGCCGTCGGCTCGTCTGCCCCGAGTGCCGTGACGGCAAGCACGCGATCTGCATCCATGAGGCGATGCGGGATGACGACGACGAGATCGTTGATTGCGCGTGCGGGTGCGAACCGTCCCGCACGTGCCCGTCCTGCAAGGACGTCGTGCCCGTGGGTTGGACGCTCGAGGTCCACTTCAACTGCGACTGGCCCGAGGACTTCGAGCCGATCAAGCGAAGTGGTGAGACGGATGCCGTCACTGGCTAGGCGTCGGCGCCGGGTGGACACGCGAGCGCTGGAGGCCACGAGACGAGCGAAGAGTCGTACAAGCCGCCGCGCTCGGTGTCGCAGGCTCAGGCGATGCACCTGTGAGCGTCGTCGGGTCGCGCTGCGTGCGGCCGCCGAGTGCCGGCGGCGAAGTTCGCGGTGCCGCCGTCGGGCGAAGTGACCTGCGCGGACTGCCTGGCGGCGTCGCACTCGCGTCGTAGCTGAAGGGGCCGTGGCAGGATGTGACCCATGTTCGATTGGCTCTACGGTCCGCGGTTCTCGAAGCAAACTCCTACGTCGATCTTTACAGTGCGGAACCTCACCCTCGATATCGAGACGTTGTTCGATCTAGCCAATGAGATCGGCCACATGGTCAAGAGGTCCGGCATCGTCTCGGACGGGATCCCTCCAGCCGAGCACGAGGGAAAGACATTGGTCACTGGCTCCAGAGCGCAGTACATGCTCCGCGATCGCCCGGTCACCGAAGACGATGTCCGATCGATGGATGTGCCTGACCGGAATCAACTCATGCTCACTGTCATAACAGAGGTGTGGGGTGAGCCGAAGGACGCATCATCTGAGGTGATCAGAGGTACGACCATGTATGTCGACGCTCGCACCGGACAGGTCTACTCCAGCGGCCCGCACGACGGCTACTGGTCGCGACGGATACCCGAGGAGATCGCAACCTACCTATACGCGCATGGCACGCAGAGGCCTGACTGGCGGAGTCTTCGCTGGTTAGCATGGTTGACGCCGATCCCAATCGCCGTCATTGCATGGATCTGGTTGGCGCTCACGGTCGCGTTGCCAAGCCCGGTGCACCTGCTTATCCTCGCTGTTCTCGCCCTTGCAAGCTTCAGCGCGGTATCCCGCGCCGCGCTGGCCATCCGTGCACAGCGACAGAACGTCATGGGCCGATCTATCCGGTTCAGAGGCGAGTCTCGCGAGCGCACTCAGCAACGGCGGGCCGATGCCCGACAGAACGTGAAGGTGGCATTCATCACGGCGCCGGTGGCAATCGGCGTCGGAATAGCGGGAACACTGTTCGCGGCCTTCGCCGGAGAATGGTTCAAGTGATCGAGATCAGTGTCGAGGAACTCGCCGCCTACGACAACCGCTGCACGGCAGTCACGCGTCGCGGCAAGCAGTGTCTGAATCCGGTGTTCAACGGGCAGTGGTATTCCTGGATGACCGTCACGGATGAGGTGCTGCCGGACAAGCGACGCATCGTGCGCGACGTAGCAGTCGTTCACGATGGCGACTACCAGCGGATGCTCGAGCACGTGTGCGTCGTCCACGAGGAGACGCACTCCGGTCGGCGGGTCTGACGCACGAGACACGCCGACGCGATCAGGTGGAAACGTGGCCGCTGATCCTGTTACGCTGTGCTTGCACCTGAACTGTCCCCGAAGCCTCGCTGATCACCGGCGGGGCTTTCGTCGTTCTCGTGCACTGTTCCGGCGTTCCCAGCGCCGGGCTCTCGCCCCGCCACCACACGCTCTCATCCCTCTGCAGAGCGACACCCGCTGCCAGGACCTCACGCCGCCCCGTTGGATCGGGAGCCGCAGAGCGAGCAGCTCGCCGGCGTCGCATGATGCGCACCCGAGCGGTGATGGGCGGCGGGGTGCAGTCTTCCGGCATGCGGCCGATCCGCGCAGCGTCGCCGCCTATTCCGGTGCGTGCGCGGTCGGATCTAGGCCGAGGTCGAAGATGGTCGCTGGATTGTCGTTCCCGCGGTTGAGTCGAAGCAGGAAGGGGCTTGAGGCGCCGTCCTGACGGAATCCTGCATCCTCAAAGTCTTTTCGAGTTTCACGCACCAGATTGACGAGAGCCGGATGATGAAAGACTTTCGTGACAACTACTACGTATGAGCGCGAGGGCATCTTAATCACGCCGACTACGGGGTCGTTGAAATGAGTCTCTCGGTCTTGGGCACCGGCGTTGCTGATGTAGATCCCGAAGACTCGGATGAATTGTCCTTTCGGGGCTGGCCACCAGCTCACCGAGGATCCCTTCACCCGCTTTTCGCGGAACGGGGTCTGTAGCCCGGGTTCGGTGATGACGATGTCGATCGCGTGCTGCCATCCGTCGATTTCGGGCGGCACGGGCAGTCGGGTGACAACACGCGGGTCTTCATCGGCGCTTCGGATCTCTGGGTCGACCTCATTCCACGTGGGGGGCTCGGTCTTGGCGAAGTCTTCAGTCAGCGCCAGTCGCCATTTGCCGGACGCATGCAAGGAGACCTTCATCTCGTGAAGTTGCGACCGCATTCCGACGTAGACGTCTCGTCCGTTGGTTCCACCTACCACCATCCAGGTCGAGCTTCGGAGAGCATTAGAAGCGCCTGCAGCGAATCTGATCTTTCCGCCGATGGGGAGAGGCGCTGTGGTCATGCCCTCGATCTTACGGAGCACAGTTCAGACGGCATTCTCACCAGTTGAGGAGGTGGTGGCCGTGGGTAGCAGCTCGATACGCGACGGCAAGGGCCATCGTGCGTATCGGCGCCAGCAGGCCGCGCTGAAGCGCCGCACGCGGACGCATGACCTCCCCTGCGGTCACGGGTCTCCTTCGGGATGGGGCTGTGGGGAGAGCATCGACACGACGTTGCCGGACACGCACCGGATGTCGTTCACTGCTGACCATGACCAGGCGATCGCAAATGGCGGCCCTCTGGCCGGTCAGGTCTTAGTGCCGATGCACCGTTCATGCAACGCGCGAAAGTCGAACCATGCGAACGCAGAAATCTGGGCGGCTACCTGACCGCCGACTATGAGGCTGAAATCACACAGGGTCGACGTAGATCGACGGATCGTAGCGGGCTACGATAGCGGCTGCGCGCGCGATCCGGCGCATGTGGGATGCGCTCGTTGGGTCATACAGATCCTTGGCGATCTCGTCGCCAGCGTCCTCGTATAGCGTGCGCGCCATGATCTCGACTCCGCGCTCCTCGCGTATCTGCTCGAGGCGATCGGAGGCGAACCGGACATCGGCTCTTCGCAGCTCGCTCTCCAAGAGGGCCGCTTCCGCGTTTGTCTTCCTCGCGTTCGCCTCAGACTCAACACGTCGAGCCTCAGCCTCAGCTCTCACGTTCAGCGCATTGGCCTCCGACTCGGCGAGCCGTGCATGAGCCTCGGAGTTCTCCCGAGCGGCCGTAGCGAGGTGCTTTACGCCTCGGCAAAGGGCAACCAAGATTGTCGTGATGCCGCCCGAGACTGCCAAGACCATGAAGAAGTCCGAGCCGTATCGAATGCGCAGCAAGGTACCGGGAGCGTTATATGAGGAAGTCTCGCGCTCGCTAGCCCACGCGGCGAGTGATGTCAGTTCAGACAGTGCACCCATCAGCGCGGTGAACTCGGGGACCTTCATATCATCCGGCAGCTTGACGATCGTCGTCATATGGGCGGTATCGAGTGCGGTGATCGTCATGGATGGCACAGCCTCAAGATAGCGCCTGCGCAAACCGCTCGACGGTTTTGTAACAGCACGTCAAGTGGTCAGCGACGGGCCAGGGCAGCAAACAACGAGCACGCTGCTGCCATCGAACCCTCAGAAAATCCGAGGGTGCCCCGTGCCTGCCAGCCTCCCGCGCGGTCCTGGCGGCTCTCTCCGCAGGTAAAAACGGCGCATGGGGGAATTCCGGACGAGGGGGAGTGCGATGGGACGTCCCAAGGCACCCTGCGGCACCGATGCTGCCTACCGCCGACACCTCCGCGAGGGCGTCGAGGTCGACGAGGCCTGTCGCCGCGCGCACACCGAGGCTGGGCGGAAGTCGTCGGGTCGCACGAAGCCGCGCGCGGCCGCGAAGCCCGCGTTCACGCTGACCTCCGAGGCGCCGCCGGCTGACGATGCCGAGCAGCCGGACGACATGAAGCTGATCGTCGACACGCTGCGCACCGTGTTCAAGAACGTCGCCGAGAAGGACCCGACCCGAATCGCTCCCATCGCTCGCGTGTTCCAGACCGCTGTCGAAGCGACTCGCGGCCCGGTGGAGCCGTCGAAGGAGCTGACCCTTGCCGACCAACTCGCCGCAGCTCGCGCAGCTCGGGCTACAAGAACCGCGGGTACGGGCACTACCGCTTAGTCGGACCGACTCGCTCGTCGACGATGTCCTCGATATCTGCGACCTCGCTTCGATCGTGTGCGACCCGTGGCAGGAGGGCGCACTCGAAGCGATCGCCTCGATCGACGACGACGGCCAGTGGGCGGCGACCGAGTTCGGGATCCTCGTCTCTCGCCAGCAGGGCAAGGGCAACATCCTGCTCCCGTACGAGCTCGCCCACCTCTACCTCTGGCCCCGCGAAGACGGCGCACCGAAGCTCATCGGACACACCGCCCACGAAGGACCGACCGCCCGCGAGGCGTTCCGCCGCGCCCGCCGCATCATCCTTGCCTCGCCGATCCTCCGTACTGAGCTCGTCGGCGGCGGCAAGCAGACCGCGCAGGGCATCACCGGCATCTCGACCGGTAACGGCAACATGGCGATCGAGCTGAAGAACGGCAACCGCCTCGTCTTCTTCACCCGCACCGGCGCCGCCGGCGTCGGCGTCTCGTTCGACGTGCTCATCATCGACGAGGCGCAGCACTCCCCGCTGACCATCCTCGAGGCGCTGCTGCCCGCGTCGGACGCGAGCCCGAACCTGCAGGTGCTCTTCACCGGCACCGTGCCGAAAGAGGATCAGGACGGCGAGTACTTCGAGGGCCTTCGCGATCGCGGACGCTCCGGCGGCATGGACCGCACGGGATGGATCGAGCACACCCCGGTCGGCTCCGATGATCCGGACACCGCGGCGAAGATCAATCTCGGCGACCCGCAGGTCTGGCGCGAGGCGAATCCGGGCCTCGGCATCCGCCTCGCGTGGAAGACCGTGCAGGACGCATGGGACCGCATGGGCCAGACCAATCCCGAAGCATTCGCTCGCCAGCGGTGCTCCGTCTGGCCGAGCAGACGCCCGGAGGCAGCAGCGAAGCTCTCCGAGCTGGATCTCGAGGTGTGGAAGCGACACGGCGACCCGGACGCAGCGGTCGCCGGCGACGGCGTCGTTCTATCTCTCGCCCTCGGCCGCGGAGGCGGGTACGGCACAATCGGCGCCGCTGTCCGCGTCGACTCCGATCACATCGCGGTCGAGCACATGTGGACCGAGTCTGGCACGCGTTGGATCGCCCCGAAGCTCAAGGAACTGAAGGCGAAGTTCGGCAACGCGCTGGTCGTGCTCGACTCGAAGAACGCGGCAGCCGTGATCGGCGCGCTCGACGCCGCGGGCATCAAGTACCTCGCGATGAACCTCGACGAGATAGCCGCAGCGCACACCCTGTTCATCGAGCACGTCAATGCCGGACTCGTCCCGCACCGCCCGCAAGACGAAGTCACCGAGTCGCTTCGACTCGCGACGACCCGGAACATCGGCCGCGCCGGCGTGACGTGGGAACAGTCCGACCCGACGAAGCCCGTCTCGATGGCGCAGGCCATCACCTGGGCGCTGTGGGGCGTACTGAAGTCCGAGGCGTCGCCGAAGAAACGCACACCACCGCCCCCCAAGGCTGCGGTGCTCACCCGCGACGCCGTCGGCGGGAACGACCTGGATCTCGCCACGGCGCGATTCTGATGGAGGAGGTCCACCTTGGCAGAGACCGGATATCAGGTGGACTCGACTCTTCCCGGCTGGATGAACTGGGTCGCGGAGACGAACGAAGAGAACCCGGATCTGCAGTGGCCGCGCTCGATCAACATCTTCGACCGGATGCGCCGCGAAGATCCGCAGGTCAAGTCGGTGCTCCGCGCCGTCACCCTTCCGATCATGCGCACCGAGTGGGCGATCGACGGGACGGGATGCCGCCCCGAGGTCGTCGCCCACATCGCCGCGGACCTCGGCCTGCCGATTAAAGGGCAGCCGCCTACAGCACCGCTGCGCACGAAGGGCCGATTCTCCTTCAAAGAGTTCCTGCGCCTCGCGCTGCTCTCGCTGGTCTATGGGCACTCGTACTTCGAGCAGGTCTACGACCAGTCCAAGGGTGCCACCCACCTCGCGAAGCTCGCCTGGCGGCCCCCGCGCACGATCACGAACATCGAGGTTGCCCGCGATGGCGGCCTCGTCGCGATCGAGCAGGGCGGGCTGATGGGAAGCGGCAAGGTCCGCATCGAAGTTGATGACCTCGTCGCGTTCGTGCACGAGCGCGAGGGCGCGAACTGGCTCGGAGAGTCGCTTCTGCGTTCGGCCTACAAGATGTGGATTCTCAAGGACCGCGTCCTGCGCATCCAGGCGCTGACCGCCGAGCGCAACGGACTCGGCATGCCGGTGTTCACCGTCGGCGAGCCCCCCGAGGGCGAGTTCGACGAGATGGTGGCCTGGCTGGACGCGGAGATCAAGCGCGGTCTCGAGATCGTGAAGCAGGCCCGCGCCGGGGAGGCCGCCGGCGTCTCGCTCTCGAAGGGCTCCACCTTCCAGTTCGTCGGCGTCAGCGGCAAACTGCCGGACACCGACAAGCCGATCCGCTACTACGACGAGCAGATCGCTCGCGCCGTCCTCGCTCACTTCCTGAACCTCGGCACCGAGACCGGTTCCTGGGCGCTGGGATCAACGTTCGCGAACTTCTTCACTGACTCGCTCAACGCCGTCGCGCAGAACATTGCCGATGTCATCCAGCAGCACGTCATCGAAGACCTCGTCGATCTCAACTGGGGTCCCGACGAGCCCGCACCGCGTCTCGTACCGGCAGCGATCGGCGAGCAGCAGCAGATCACCGCGGAAGCCATCAAGGTCCTCATCGAGAGCGGCGCGGTCACCGTCGACGACGGCCTGCGGGCGTACGTGCGCGACAAGTTCGGACTCCCCGTCGAGGATCTACTTCCCGATATCGAGGACGACGAGGCATCCCGCGAACTGGCCCGATTCGTCGCCGAGGTCGTGCAGAAGATCTACCTCGGCACCGACAAGCCCGTGCTGCGACAAGACGAAGCCCGCGAGATCATACGGCGCGCTGGCGCCGACATCACCGGCGACGGACCCGACGTGAGTCGGATGCCGTCGACACCAGCCGAGGAGGCAGCATGACCGAGCGCAGCGGAAAGAACCGGTACTGGGGGAAGCTCACCCCGCCGAAGTCCAAGGCCGAGTTCTTCGACGCGATCACGATGCCCGCGCCCGCCGGCGAGGGCACCGTGGCGACGATCCGTCTCTACGGGCCGATCGACTCCTGGGGCGGGTGGTGGGGCATCAGCGCGAGCGACGTCAGCGATGTCCTCGACGCCCTGCCCGAGTCGGTGACGCAGATCATTCTCCGCATCAACTCGCCCGGCGGCGAAGTGTTCGAGGCCATGTCGATCCTGAACATGCTCCGCGCGCACAAGGCCGCGGTCCTCGGAGTCGTCGACGGCCTCGCCGCATCCGCCGGGTCGGTCATCGCGGTCGGCTGCGACGAGACGGTCATGTCGCCCGGCACCACCATGATGATCCACTCGCCCTCATCGATCGCGTGGGGCAACGCCGCCGAGATGCGGAAGACCGCCGACATCCTCGACGGCATCGAAGAGTCGATCATCGAGATCTACCGCGACAAGGCCGGCGAGTCCGCGTGGGGCGAGCTCCTCTCCGCCGAGACATGGTTCACGGCTCAGAAGGCCGTCGAGTCAGGTCTCGCCGACCGCGTCGCCGTGGTCAAGGACGCCGGCGAGACAGCGACCGCTGGCGCGGACGACGAGGACCCGGCTGATCCGCTCGAGGGCGATGACGTCGAGGACATGTACCAGTCCGCGCGCGCGCACCTCGGCCTCCGCCCCATCGGCGCTTCGGCGTCTCCCAAGCCCCCGAGCTCGCCCGAGCCGGGAGAACCCAACCGAAAGGAGAACGTCGTGGATCACGACGCTTTCAAGGCTGGCATTCGTGAGCGGCTCGGCATGACCGACGCCAACGCATCGGAGGAGCAGATCACAGCTGCTCTCGATGAGACGCTCACCGAGCAAGCCGACACCCCGGCAGCACCCACTGCCTCCATCCCCGCTGGCACGCAGCTGATCGAGGACAACGTCCTCACCCAGATGCGCGCCGACGCCGCCGCGGGCCGCGAGGCTCGCGAGCAGCAGATCAGCGATCGCCGCGACGGAATCATCGCCGACGCGATGAAGACCGGCCGCATCAGCGCGGCCTCCGCGCCGAACTTCCGCGCGATGCTCGACGCCGATGAGACGGCCGCCGCCAAGGTGATCGACTCGCTCGCGCCGAACGCCGTCCACGTCGAGGAGGTCGGCCACTCCGACACCCTCACCAGCGCAGACGACTCGCTCTACGGGTCGATCTTCCCGACCGCAAAGGAGGCCTGAGATGGCCGTCAAGAGCTACCTCCCCATGTTCCGACCCGGTGACACGGTCACCTTCGGCGTCACGACCGCGGTCACCGCAGGTCAGGCCGTCGAGGTCAGCGCCACCGCCGACATGTCGGTCGCTCCCGCGGCCGCCGCATCCGCGAAGTACGTCGGCGTCGCCGGCCACGACGCGGCCGTCGGCGACAAGCTGACCGTCGAGGTCGGCAAGCCCATCCACGAGCTGAAGGCCGTCGGTGCGATCACCCGCGGCCAGAAGCTCGAGGCAGCCGCAGCAGGAGGCGTGCGCACGCTCGCAGCCGGCGCCGCGATCTTCCTCGCCCTCTCGTCCGCCACGGACGGCACGCTCGTGCGCGCCATCCAGCTCTAAGAAAGGAGAGCACGATGCAGACCTACCCGCTCACCCCGAGCCAGCTCGCCAACGTCTCGGCAGCCGAACTGATCGCGTTCCTCAAGAACCCGACGCTCGTCGCTCGCCGCTTCGCGGAGATCCTGCAGGCACAGCAGTTCCTCGGACTGTTCCTCCTGCAGAAGCGCTTCACCATCACGGGCGGCGCCATCGGCGTCCCCATCAACGAGGTCATCCGCGCGGTGCGCGGCGCCGAGATCGTCGCACCGGGCAGTGAGTACAAGCTCACCCCGATGTCGGCCGAGGAGTACGAGTTCTACTCCGCGATGAAGGAGGGCCTCGCCACCGAGGTTACCGACGAGCAGGTCGGTCGCCTCCTTCGCTCGCCGATCGACGACGCGTTCACCTTCCTGCAGACCGAGCTCGTGTTCTCGGCGAACGATGCCGCCCTCGGCGCCATCGCCTCGTCGGTCACGAACACCGTCGCTGCGGGCGACACGTGGACCACCGCCAAGCAGGTGTACAAGGACGCCCTCCGCGTGAAGGCCCTCGTCCGCAAGCAGAAGCTCGGATACGCGATCGACACGGTCGTGCTCCCCGGCGAGCTGTACGCCGAGGTCATCCCGGAGCTGCTCGACATCCTGCCCAAGGACAGCGGCCAGGCACTGACGGACGAGTTCCCGACGATCGCCGGCATGACCTGGCTCCCGGATGACGGCGAGGACATCCCGGACCCGCTGTTCCTCGACCGCCGCCGCCTCGGTGGCATCGCGCGCGAGCAGATCCCCACGCCGGAGATGGTCCACATCGGTGGCGACACCGGCGTGGAGATCGCCGCGATCCGCGAGGGCAAGGCGGAGAAGACCCGCCTGCAGGCCCGCAACGTGCACGTGCCGATCGTGACCGACCCGCTCGCCGCGTACTACGTGACCGGAACGGGGGCGTGAGATGAGCACCCAGCACATCGCAACCGCCGCCTTCGTGAAGGTCTCGATCGGCTCGCCGTCCGGGAACCGCGTCGCCCAGCTCATCCAGCGTGGCGGCGTGATCCCCGGCGGCGTCGACGAGCAGCAGCTCGAGCGCCTCGTCGACCGCGGCCTCATCGAAGCCGTCGCCGTCGAAGACGCCGACGAGACCGAGGAGCAGGAGGACCTCGACGAGGGCGTCTACAAGGGCGTCAGCGTGAAGGACCTGAAGGCCGACCTCGCGAAGCGCAACGAGGGCCGCGAGGGTGACGCCGTCATCACTCCCGTCGAGCCGGGCAACCGCCCGCAGATCGTCGCCGCGCTCCTCGCGGACGACGCCGAGTAAGACACAGGGGGCGATGACCATGACGATCACACACGATGAGGTCGGCAACGACGAGGATCTCGCACGCGAGATCCTCGTCGTCGCCCGTGGCATCGCCCCCTGCGTCTTCACCTTCGCTGACGACAGCGAGGAGCAGAAGGACGCGCTGGCGATTCTCCGACGCGTCTACAAGCACGTCCAGGGGCGCGGCCCCACCTACGTGAAGTCGCAACGCGTCGGATCCGCCGGCGTCGACTACCGCGACATCGACTCCGCATTCGACGGCCAGCCCCGCACAGGTCTTCGCGCGCTCTGCACCGGCGGCCAGACCTCCGGGCACTCTCTTGGCAGTTTCCCGGCCGATCGCCCGATCGGCCGCATCTGGGCGGAGCGCTACTGATGGAGTTCCTCGACTCTTTCATCCGCCAACGCGCCGAGCGCATCTCCGACCCTTACAACCCGGACGCCGAAGTCGACGACTGGGAGACGCCGGATGAGGAAGCGCTCGAGGGGTACTTCGAGATGCAGTCCTCGACCGAGCAAATCGACGCCGGCCGCGAGCAGGCGATCACGACCCGCACGCTCGTGCTACCGGACCCGGATGCCGACGTGCGCCGCGGCGATCGCATCGTTCAGGGCGACAAGGTCTGGACCGTGCAGGGGTTCCCTGACGCGCCCCGGAATCCCTTCACCAACTGGCGTCCCGGTCTCTGGGTGCGCCTCATCGAGGGAGTCGGCTGATGGCCAAGAACACCCGCTTCGAGGAGAACCCGAGGTTCTTCGAGACCGTGCTCCGCAAGCCCGGCGTCGAGCGCCTCGTCGACGACATCGGCGACGCCGCCCTCGCGAACGCGCAGGCATCCGCGCCCGTCGACACGCAGGCCTACCGCAACGGCCTGCACATCGAGCACCACGACAGCCGCTACCGTCGCACGACCCGCGTCGTCGGGTCCGACGACAAGACGATGCTGATCGAATCGACGACCGGCAACCTTGCCCGCGCGCTGAAAGGCGCGAAGCGATGAGGGTCCGGCCGCCGAACTACGTCGCCTGGCTTATCGACTATCTCCGCGCCGAAGTGCGTGAGGAGTATGCCGACGCCGAGGTCGGCAACAAGGAACCGGACACGCTCGCCCTCCCACTGAAGAAGCCGCTGATCATCGTCCGCGACGACTCCGGTCCCCGCCGCGATTGGACGACGTTCGGTCGCTCGATCGGCGTCACCGTCCTGTGGAGTACGAAGCAGAACGACAGGCCCGCGATGGATCTCGCGCTGCTGGTCGCCTCGATCGTCTTCGACACCGACCTGCCCCTCGTCGAAGGCTCACCGATCGCATCGGTCGAGATCGACGGGTGCAACGGGCCCTATGCCGTGCCTGACCGGCTCGACGTCGCCCGCATGTACCTGACCGCGCAATACGTGGTCGCCGGCTCAGCCTGAGCCACCTGAACCACCAACCGCTTCCGGCACCCGTCGGAGGCTCTCTCACGAACAAGGAGAAGCAGATGACTGCTGATGAGCAGGGAAATGACCTCGGAGCGGTCGGTGTACCGATCACGGGGATGGCGGCGTTCGCGCCTCTGGACGCCGACAACGTCCTGACCAAGGTGGAGCTGGGCGCGAGCCCGATCGTGCTCCCCGCCGCGTACCGCAAGCTCGGCCTGTACAAGGTCGACGGCGGCCCTGCGCCCGGACGCGAGACCGAGGACCCGATCGAGTTCTTCCAGATCGGCTACACCCTCGCCGGCCAGGGAACCCGCACCGTGGTGATCACGCTCGCCGAGCAGAACGCGAACGTGCAGCGCCTCATCGAAGGCGCGGAGCCGGACGAGAACGGCGTCATCGAGGTATCGTCCTCGCTGCCCGACAACCGGTTCATCCTCTTCACGCTGACGAAGTACCGCAACCGGCTCGAGAAGCGCCAGCTCGGCGTGGCCTCGGTGACCGCGGTGGAGCTCGACCAACAGGAGCGCGGCTCCGTCGAGGGCGCAGCCGTGACCTTCACCTGGGCCGAGCACGACCTGTTCAACGGTGCTCCGTTCTGGCAGTACGGTCCCGCGCTGCCGGGCTCGACGCCGACCCCGACCGGTGCCACGGCCGGAACGCCTGGCGCGTTCGTGCCCAACGGCGCGACGGTCCCGGCGAACATCACCGCGCTGCGCGCGCTCGGCGATCTCGGTCAGACCACCGCATGGACGACCGGGCAGTACATCGTGATCGGAACCGGCCAGGTCTCCTGGGACGGCACCGACTGGAAGACCGGCGCGGCCGCCTGAGCCACGCCCTGAACGACTGGCCGGGGTGCTATCGGGTCATCCCGGCCAGTCCACCACCCGAACCCGAGAACCCCGATGAAGGAGACCGCCACCATGGCAACCAGGACCACCACCAAGACCCCGCCGGCACCCGCCGCCGAGTACGACTTCGACAACTGGAGCGATGACGCCGAGACGAAGGCGATCGAATCGCTCAAGCCCGACGTGCGCTACATCATCGTCGAGAAGCGATTCGTCGGCCGGTTCGTCGACGGCACGATCGTCGAGATCCCGCTGTCGCTCTCCGTAGACGACATCGACGAACTCGAGGCCGTGTCCGGCAACCCCATCGACCAGCTGAAGCACCTACTGACCAAGCTCGGCGGCGCGAAGGTCGCGAAGGACTTCACCAGCCACGATCTCGCCGAGACGATGTTCCTCGCCACGAAGTACTTCACCATCCTCCAGCGCATCGCCGGAGCGTCCCTCCCGGAATGATCGCCGTCGCCCAGATCATCCGGGACCACCGCCGAGTCATCGCCCGCACGCTGCGGGAGGAGGCCGGTGTCGGTCTGTCCGATCTGGGCGACGGCTTGTCATGGGGCGAGGCGAAGATCCTCATCGAGGAGTACGCCTCCGACCCGGCCACGCACTACGGCGCCGAGCTTGCAGGGTGGTCCTACCCGGCATCGACTCGCGAGCTGATCACGCTCATCGCGACCATCCGCGACGAGAAGGCGGTCAAGAAGCTCATGCCCTGGTCGCTGCATTCGAACACCGGTCCGAAGGCCACGCCCGACGAGATCGCGGCCGCCGAAGCCGAGCTGGAAGCAGACATCGTCTTCGCCAGCTGATGAGGGGGAGTGCACATGTCCGATGAGGTCGGCTCCGGTCACGTATCGATCTTCCCGGTGATGACGGGGTTCAAGGGCAAGGTCGCACGCGAGACCGAGCAGGCCGGTGCGGCCGGGGCGAAGACCTTCAACAAGGGCTTTAAGGGTGCAGGGACCCTCACCGGTCGCACGCTCGGCCGCGAGCTGAAGCAGTCGCTGGACTCGTCAGCCGCCGGCCTCGGCGCCGACGCGCTGAAGTCCCTCAACCGCGAGGTCGCTGCGGCGTCCGGCGTGCTCTCTCGTGCCCGTCTGAAGCAGCAGGACGAGGCGGGCAAGGTCCGCGTAGCTGAGGCGAAGCTGCAGGAGGCGATCGCCAAGTCCGGCGCCGAGTCCTCGCAGGCGGTCGCCGCTGAGGAGCGTCTCGCCGCCGCCCGCCGACGCAGCGCTTCTGCCGCTGACGCGGTCACCGCGGCATCCGCTCGACTCTCCGCGGGTCAGGCCGCGGTCATCTCCGCGACCGCCGCTCTCGCCGCGTCTTCGACGCGCGCCCAGACGGGCCTTCGCGGTGTGGCCGGCTCTCTCCGCGACGGGTGGAAGAGCGCCGCCGCGGCACGTTCCGCCTTCACCGGCGTGATGGGGTCGCTGGCGGGCATCGTGCGCGCCGCGGCCGACATCACCGGCGTCACCCGCATCGCGCGCCTGATGGCGTCGCAGGTCTCACGCGCCTTCACCTCGATGGCGACGATGGTCGGCGGTGGCCTCGCGAAGGCGTGGGTCGCGTCGAAGTCGTGGCTCGGATCCATCGGCAAGACCGTGCGCGGCGCGTTCGCCCCGTTCACGCAGTACGCCGCCGCGCTCGGCACCCGCCTCGCGTCGCCGTTCGTGCGTCTCGGGTCGAAGGTCTCGTCGTGGATGAGTCCGGTCACCTCGCAGGTCGGCGCGCTGTTCTCCAAGCTCGGCGCTGCCGCCGGCCCCGCCGCCTCCCGGCTCGTGTCGTCCTTCGGCCGCGGTGTGTCGAGCATCGGGGGAGTGGCGTCACGCGCGCTGTCGTCGGTCACCACGGCCGCGAGCAACGCGGGCGCCGCCGCAGGGCGAGCCCTCGGCGCAGGAATTCAGAACGCCGCGACCGGCGCCGTCGGCATCGCCGCAGCTGGTATCGGCATCGCGCTCGGGAAGGGCTTCGGCCGCCTGACCGCGATCGACACCGCGCAGGCCAAGCTCCGCGGATTCGGCAAGGACGCAGGCGAGATCAAGGCCATCATGGCCGATGCCTCCGCGTCCGTGAAGGGCACCGCATTCGGACTCGGCGAAGCCGCGACCGTCGCAGGCGCCGCCGTCGCCGCGGGCATCAAGCCCGGCGAGCAGCTGCAGGGCCACCTCAAGAGCATCGCGAACAACGCCTCCGCGGCGGGACTCACGATGCAGGAGATGGGCTCCATCTTCAACAAGGCCGCCACGCAGGCCAATGGAGTACAGAACGACGTCATCGGCCAGCTCGCCGACAAGGGCATCCCGATCTATCAGGAGCTCGGCAAGCAGCTCGGTGTCACCGCCGGCGACGTGTTCGACATGGCGTCCCGCGGCGAGATCGACTTCGAGACCTTCTCGAAGGCCGCGACCGCCGCAGCCGGCACCGTTGCCGACGAGATGGGCAAGACCGTCCCGGGCGCGACGAAGAACTTCTTCGCCGCGATGGGCCGCATCGGCGCGAACACGCTCGGCGGCCTCGAAGAGGGATCGTTCTACTCGAAGCTCGGTCCGCTGATCAACTCCGTGTCGAAGGCGCTCGGCCCGCTCGAAGAGCGTGCCAAGGGCGTCGGGGCGGCGTGGAACGCGTGGGTCGGTCCGATCATGGACCGCCTCACCGGGTTCTTCACCTCGGTGGCTGACGGCAGCAGCACGGTCGTGGAGAAGCTGAAAGGCTTCCTCCCAGTCCTCGCCCCGCTCGCCGGCGGCTTCGCAGCTCTCGGCGCCGGCGGTCTCGGAGGTCTGCTCGCCCGGCTCGGTCCGCTCGCGTCACTGCTGCCGGGTCTGAGCGGTGCGCTCGGTCTGCTAGGCGGTCCGCTCGGGATCGCCGCGGCCGCGCTCGGCGCGTTCGCGCTCTCGGGCGGCGACATCGGCGGGCTGGTGTCCGGCCTCACCGGTGTTATCTCGAGCGTCGTGTCGGCGCTGCCGGGACTCGTTCAGCAGTTCGTGACGTTCGTCCCGCAGATCGTCGGCGCGATCCTCAGCCAGGTGCCTGTGCTGCTCTCGGCAGGCATCGAGATCATCACGGTTCTGATCGACGGGATCGTGCAGTCGATCCCGATGCTGGTCGACGGTGCTCTGCAGCTCGTGCAGGGCCTCGTCAGCGCGATCATCACGAACCTCCCGGCGATCATCGACGGCGCGATCGAGCTGGTCTCGGCGCTCGTCGAGGGACTCATCGGCGCGCTGCCGATGCTCGTGCAGGGAGCGCTGCAGCTCGTCTCCGGGCTGCTGACCGCGATCATCTCGGCACTCCCGACGATCATCGAGGGCGGCGTGCAGCTGCTGATGTCGCTCGTCGACGGGCTCATCCAGGCGCTGCCTCAGCTGATCATCGCGGCACTCGAACTCGTGATGGGCTTGCTCACCGCGATCATCGAGAACTTGCCCCTGATCATCGACGCGGGCATCCAGCTGCTGATGTCCCTAATCACGGGGCTGATCGACGCGCTCCCGCTGCTCATCGAGGCCGCGATCACCCTCGTGCTGCAGCTCGTCACCGGGTTGCTTGAGGCGCTGCCGAAGCTCATCGAGGCGGGCATCCAGCTGGTGATCGCGCTGATCACCGGGCTCATCGAGGCGATCCCACAGATCGTGGAGATGATCCCGCAGATCATCGCGGCAATCTGGGACGGTCTCGCGGGGGTCGACTGGCTCGATCTCGGTGCACAGATCATCCAGGGCCTGATCGATGGCTTCTTCAGCATGGTCGACACTCTCGGCAGTGCCGTCGGCGACATCGTCGGCACGATCACCGACTTCTTCCCGCACTCGCCCGCTAAGCGCGGCCCCCTCTCGGGCGCCGGGTGGAAGCGACTCAAGGACTCCGGCAAGGCCACCTTGCGGCAGTTCAACGCGGGCGCGAAGGACGGGTCGGGGGAGTTCGGAGCATCGCTCGTCGAGATGGCGAAGGATGCGTCGGCGCAGGCGCAGCGTGCGATGTCGTCGGTCTCGACGACGGTCTCCGCATCGGTCACCGGCTCTGCCCGCCCGGGCAGCACTGGCAGCGAGTCGGAGCGCGGGGGCTCGTCTGAGGTGCCGATGGTGCAGCAGACGAACAACTTCGCACACCTGGATCCGGAGGTCGCTTCGAAGATGGCGAAGAACGATCTCATGGCGATGCTGAGGGGGCTGCTGTGAAACAGGATCTCCAGATCCGAGCGACCGGCGGTCTCGTCATCAACGCTGCACCGATCGACGGCATCCCCGCCGAAGGCGGGTTCTACGTGACCCGGGACGGCTTCGTGGGGTGGGAGGATTCGACAGAACCGAGAGGTGAGTCGATCGCCCGCCCCGCGGAGCACGGCGACTTCGACTTCGAGGTCATGCAGTCCGCTCGTGTCGTGTCGGTCGAGGGCGTGATCCTCGCGCCGACGGGACGCAAGCGCGTGCGCCGCGGCAACCATCTGCGGAGCATCGGCGCCGACGGTTCCGCATTCCAGGTCGACGTCGAACTCTTCGGAGAATCCACGTGGGCGACCGCGCGCCGAGGCACCGCCCGCGTCACCCCAATCGGTATTCGACAGGGCTTCTTCTGCGCGACGTTCAGCTGGCAGTTCGTCTGCCGCGACCCGCGCCGGTTCGGCGCGGTCGAGTCCTTCGATGCTGGTGTTCCGGTCACGCAGCTCGGGAACTTCCCGGCATGGCCGTCGTTCACCGTCACCGGTGCCGCACCCGGCTACACGATCAACGGGCCTGGCGGCCGCCGCATCGTCGTCACCCGCGCGCTCGTCGCCGGGCACCCCCACCGGATCGACACGTCGACCGGGGGACTGGTCATCGACGGCGTGCGCGTCGAGGGCGGCATCAGCGTCTGGGAACCGTGGACGATCGACCCCGGCCTTCCCGGAGTCACCCACACGATCACGGCCGGCACGCTGCTGATCGAGGTCCCGACCACGTTCGTCTGATCGGAGCAACGCAATGCAGCACGCAGTACTCGCCTGCAACGGCATCACCGGCGACATCCTCGACAGGATCCCCGTGACGGAGTTCACCTGGGACCGGATGCTGTCGGCGCGGGGTGACGGGCAGCTGACGATCCCTCTCGCGTCGCCGTGGCGGAACGTGAACTTCCGGTCTCTCACCGCACCCTGGGCGCGGATGATCGCTCTCGTTCGCGGCAACCGTGTCGAGTACGCCGGGTACGTCACCGGCCGCGAGTACAACCTCGGCTCTCCGCTGCTGCATGTGCAGCTCGGCGACCTCTGGGCGCTGCTCGAGAAGCGCCTCGCGGTAGATCACTCCGTCAACGGCGTCGCGACCTGGTCTTTCACGATCACCGGCTCTCTCGCCACACACGCGAACGTCGCCCTGATCTGGGCCCGCGACACATACACCGGTTCGCCCAGCGCGATGATCCCGGTGACGATCCCCGGCCATGGTGCCGAACCGATCGTGACGCGCACGTACTACGGCTACCACCTGCAGACCGTCGCCGACATGTTCGCCGAGCTCGTCGCCGAGGGCCTCGAGATCTACCTCGAACCCCGCATGGAAGTCGCGGGCAAGATCAGCTGGTACGTCCGCGCCGGCATCGGATGGACCAGCGGTCTCAGCCGAGACATCTACGTCACTGCCCCGAAGTCGCCGGTGACCGCTCTGAAATGGCGCGAGGATGCCGCGCGCGTCGCCAACAACGCGATCCGCGTCGGCGAAGGGTCCGAGCAGGACATGCTCATTCGCTCGAACCTCGACCCCGCGTCACCGCTGCCGCTGCTTGAGCGGGTGACCGCGTCGAAGACGGTGGCTGACAGCGTGCAGCTGCAGGCGCTCACCATCCAGGACCTGAGCACCTTCGGCACCGCAACAGAGCAGTTCGATCTCACCGTTACGGCGGATACCGATATCGACGTCGGCGACACGGCCCGCATGCAGATCGAACGCGACTGGTGGATCCCCGACGGCTGGCACCCCCGGCAGGTCGTACGGATGTCGGGCAACCTCTCGAACCAGAAGCAGGCCGCCCTGCAATCGGTCGGAGGTGCCTGATGGTCGACCACCTTGATCTCAAAATGAGCTACGCGCAGCTCGTGCGCCTCATCCGGGCAGAGGCCACCGCGACCATCCAGCATGCCGGGATCGGCAGCGCCGGAGTCCGTGTACATAGCGGCGGGTTCATCACGATCGAGAACGGCGGGCTCGACGTCGAAGGAACGGCGACCATCGTCGGCCTGCTCACCGGCAGCGGCACCATCGACTGGTGGGGTCCGTCGATCTTCCGCGGCACGCTGAACGTCACCGGCAACATGGCGACTTCCGGCACTCTCGTCGTCCTCGGCGCCACGACACTCAACGGCGACGTCGCGCTGAACAACGACCTCACCCTCGGGACAGGCCGCATCCTCGCAGGCCCTGTTCGAATAGACCGCGCCGGCTCTTACGGTGGTCGCGTCTACTCGTCCAGCATCCTCGTGCTCGAGGCAGGCAACGCGGTCCTCATCAACAACGACACCGACATTCGCGGCATCCTCTTGACCGATGGTCTCGACGTCGACGGGCCGAAGAACTTCCGCATCGCCCATCCGACGAAGCCGGGGTTCTGGCTGCGGCATGGTTCGACGGAGTCACCGGTATCAGGTACGGAGTACAAGGGCCGACTGAAGCTCGACGCGGCCGGTGAGGGCATCGTTGAGCTTCCCCCGTACTTCGAGGCGCTGAACAAGCCCGACGGCCGCACAGTGCAGCTCACGGCCATTGGTAGACCGTTCCCGGTCGGCGCGGATGACGTCGCTGACGGCCAGGTGAAGGTCTACGGCGATCCCAACCGCGAGGTGTTCTGGCACGTCATGGCCGAGCGCATTGGCGCTGACTTCCTCCTCGAGGAAGAGATCCCAGCCGAAGCGACGGACGACGGACGGGTCGGGCCATGGGCGGCTGCCTGACCCAAGAGAGAGGACGGCACTGATGCTCTGGCCCAACGGCACCACATCCCGCCCCAGCGTATCCAGCGCGTTCGGGCCGCGACCCAACGTGGGTGCGTTCAGCTTCCACTACGGCACCGACTTCGTCGGCTACTCGACTGTCCGCGCCGCGGGCGCGGGCAAGGTCACCTTCGCCGGATGGATGAACGACAATGCCGGCAACACGGTCGTCATTGATCTCGGCAGCGGAGTCAGCGAGGTGCACATGCATCTCGCGAGCTTCGCCGTCAGCCGCGGCGACTGGGTGAACCCAGCACATGCTCTCGGACGTATGGGCAAGACCGGCAACGCGTCGGGCAACTGCGACCACTTCGAGATCCGTATCAACGGCAAATCCGTTGACCCCATGGCCTACACGGCCGCTCGCATCGCCGGCACGCCCACGGGCGGCTCCCACACCCCAGTCCCCGAGGAGGACGACATGTTCACAGACCAGGATCGCGAGGATCTCCGCGGCCTCAAGGCAGCAGTGTTCGGCCCCGAGAACGTAGGGGCGACCGAACTCAAGTGGAGGAACCAGGATGGCGCTCGAGTCGGAGAGTACGGCCTGCTCGACATCGAAATGCGCACGCAGGAGCTCGCGGCGCTGGCAGCCGCGAAGCCAGCGATCACCGCAGAGCAGGTCAAGGCGATCGCGGACGCTGTTGTGAAAGCGGTCGGCAAGCCGGACGTGTCCCTCGACTACTCGGCGATCGCGAAAGCCGTGAACGACGACGCCGCGAAGCGTCTCGCCGGCTGATGGCTGAGGAGCTGCCCCCGTCCCTGTTCAACATCCTCCGATCCGACCTCAGCCAGATGCGGACCGAGACCAACGGTCGCCTCGACAACCTGGCGCGAGAGATGGTCACGTCGGCCATGCTCCAACAGGTCACGTCGAATCAGAAGGAGCGCGACGACCGCCAGGATGCCCGCATCCGGTCCCTCGAGGAGAAGATCGACGAGAGCGAGCGGGAGAACCGTCGCATCGCCGAGGAACAGCGCAAGGCGAAGGCCCAGCAGTTCTTCTCGATCGGTCTCGCGGCCTTCGGGTCCGTACTGGCGATCATCGGTGGAATCGTCACCTTCACGGTGACATCCGGCCTGCAGCAGCTCGTGGGAGGTGCGCCGTGAATATCTCCGAAAAGGCTTGGATCGTCGGCTACAAGATCATGGGCGGCGCGATCGTCTTCATGATCGTCGGCGCGATCGTCCTCGTCTCGCTCAACAACGCGCAGCTGCGGGCCGAGAACCAGGACATGTACGCGGACCTGCAGGCGTCCCAAGATAACGCGCAGAGCCTCTACGAGCAGCTGCTCGCCGAAGGAGTCGAGCCCGAGGGTGAGCCGCCCGCACAGGTCAGCACACTCATCCCGGAGAACGGACGCGACGGGGACGACGGAGCCCGCGGTGAGCGCGGGCCCGGACCGACCGGCGAGCAAGTCCTCGACGGCATCCGCGCCTGCTTCGCCGCTGGCACCTGCACCGCTCCCAAGGGTGACATGGGCGATCCCGGCACCAACGGCACGAACGGCATCAACGGAACCGACGGCGCTCGAGGATCGGACTCCACAGTGCCAGGACCGGTCGGTGCCACCGGCGTCGGAATCGCCAGCATCACGTGCCTGGACGACGGCACGTGGGAGTTCACCATGACCGACGGCACCAGCCGAGACGTCCCCGGCCCTTGCCGCACCGTCCTCGTACTCGAGCCCACACCCGAACCCACACCTGAAGGAGAACCCGCATCATGAGCAAGCTCACAAGCCCCGCCTGGTGGAAGGCCGCCGTGCTGCGCGCCGTCTACACCGCGATCGCCATCGCGATCCCGTACATCGCAGCCGTGCAGTTCGCCGACGTGCCGTGGCTGATGGTCGCCTCCGCGGCCGCAGTCGGAGCGATCCTGTCCTTCGCGACCTCTCTCTTCGGGCTCCCGGAGTCCGAAGGCGTCGACCTGCCGTGGTGGCTGGCTGCACTCGAGCGCGTCGCGAAGACCTTCGGACAGTCCCTCGCAGCAGGTCTCACCGGCGCCGTGTTGCTGACAGATGTCGACTGGTCGGTCGTGCTGCAGGCATCGCTCGGCGCCGCGTTCATCTCACTGCTCCGGCTGATCCTCGCCACTCTGCCGAACAACCCGGCCCCCGTGATCGTGCTCGCCGAGAACGCGGACGGCACATGGCGGGACGCCAACGGTCGAGTCCCTGAGACAGGCCAGATGGTCATCGCCGACCCCATGACCGTCGAGGGCCAGATCGAGCTCAAGGGGGACTGA